GTTCACAACCCTTGTCAAATCCGACGCCTTCAAAGTGCGCGGCCATTTTCGTCTTCAAGCATGCGGTGAGGGGTTGAAAGAGCGAAAACTCATTTGGATTAACGATTTTCAGAAAGAAGGCTACACCGCACCCGCACGAAAATTAACATCCGACCTATGATCACCAACGACCAAATTATACAACTGCTGGCAAGTGGCTATACCGTCAAGGAAGTAGCCAATATGCTGAATATGAAGGTAAAGACCGTTGAAAAAAGAATCAGTACAATGAAAAGAAAGCAAGAATGTAAGACCGTCACCCACCTGGTTGTTAAGTGGCTGGGGCTGGGTCATGGATTGTCTTTGCAGTCGTTATAATGTTCAAAGAACCATTCTCGCATATATACCGCGCCCGGGGCAGAGCTGGCAGGATCAAACGCCTGCAGCGCCACCGTGCATATAATATGTTCAATAGCGGTATATTGCGGGTGGTTGATAAACGAACTGAATTATTCAAAAAGGCCGTGCCATTTATGGTATGGAGAATAAATAAATACGATGATACAAGCTAATGAGTTACGATTAGGGAATTATATATCATTTAAGGACAAACAGTATAAAGCAAGTATGTTGGGTGACTTATCGGTGGCAATAGCGGTAAACGGGTCGAAGGATCATGAATTTATTAAATGCGAAGAATTAGGCCCCATCCCTCTCACACCAGAATGGCTGGAAAGGTGCGGGTTTACATCTGTTAAAAACGGTGTCAGCCTTGAATTAAATGAGCAATATCAACAGATATGTTTCCTGTTCAAAGGTCCATTATCCTTAGAAGTAGACAGTTGTCGAATGCCTTTATACAGTGTCAAATACCTCCACCATCTCCAAAATCTATTCTTCGCCCTGACGGGAACCGAAATAACAATTAAACTATGAATTGGATAAAAATAAACGAGTTTGATGGATACGAAGTTTCTTCAGACGGGCGAGTAAGATCAAAAGAAAGAAAAGTTTTAACTACAGCCGGCTGGCCCGGCGTGTTAGCACATGGGAAAACAATTAAAGAAAGAATCTTAAAGCCTTCAGTTTCTGGAAACGGCTACCTGTTTGTTTCATTAAGAAGAGACAACAAGAATTTTCCTAAAAGAATACATACACTTGTTGCAGAGTGTTTTATTGGGCCGCGACCTGCCGGCCTGATAATTTTACATAAAGATCAAAATAAATATAATAACGATTTTCGAAATCTTGAATATGGCACAATGGCTAAGAACACGCAGGATTATTATAAATCAATAGGGAAGAGAAGCGGGTATGTGCCTATTGGAGATGTGCCCATAATAATTGAAAGGATTGGAAAGGGAGAAAAGATAATAGATATTGCGAATGAATACGGCGTAAGAAGGAATGATATTGCAGTCTTAAATAAAATTATTACCCTGACCGGGGGAGGAGCTTAAAATTTAGTTATGACCGACCACAAATGGATAACAGCCAATGATCAAACGCCTGACCAGTGGGGTAAGAGCTACCGGAAGGAGTGGGCTGAAACAAGGCACAAAGTCCGGTTGGCAGATGGTCGAGAAATATATTCGTGGTGGGAAGACGGCCAATGGTCAGTCGAGCGGTTAAAACCACATCTTAAGGTAGTGGAATGGGAAAGGCCTGTTATTATTGCTTAACTTATGGAGTGCGACTTAATGGGCAGGCCAAGTAACTATATCCACTTTTATAATAAGGCAAGAAAAAAGGATGGAAGTTTTACGCCTGAGTATTTAGAAGCTATGGCGATAGTTGACATACTCAAGTTCGTTGTATAAAAAGAGTTCCCCGTGAAACCACTTGCATAACGCAACTGGTAGTAAATATCCTACCAACTAAATCGACATATTCAATCTAACTTTATTATCCGGGAGGCACAAAGGCTTTCCCGGATTTTTTGTTTATGGCAGGTAGGCCCACAGAATATCGTGATGAGTATTGTGAGCAAGTAGAAAAGCTGTGCAAATTAGGCGCTACTGATAAAGAACTCGCTGACTTTTTCGAGGTTTCCGAAGTGACATTAAACGCCTGGAAATCAGAACACCCTGAATTTCTTAAGTCCATAAAAGCGGGGAAAGATTTGGCTGACGCAAATGTCGCTGACCGTTTATATCAAAGGGCAATGGGGTACACTCATGATGCCGTTAAGATATTCCCAACTGGCGGCGAGAAGGAAGGCGAGAACGGAAGCAAAGAAAAAGGTCCGTTAGTGGTCCCATACAAGGAACACTACCCCCCGGATACAGCAGCAGCGATATTCTGGTTAAAGAATCGTCAACGCAAAAAATGGCGCGACAAAGTGGAGACCGGCTTTACAGACACTGACGGCAACGATGTACCGGTAACAATATTCCAATTACCCAACAATGGCAGAAGTACAGCAGAGGATAATACGGCCACAACAGGGCTATCAGATGAAAACCCTGGCCAGCCCGGCTGATATTGTTTTCGGAGGTGGAGCGGCAGGATTGGGTAAGACATTCACTTTATTACTTGAGTTCTTACGACATATCAAGTTGCCCGATTGGGGCGGTGTTATATTCAGACGAACAAGTGTACAGATAAGGAACCAGGGCGGGTTATGGGACACATCGATGTCCATCTATCCCCACGCTGGCGGCAAACCGAAAGAAAGCGTTTTGGAATGGGATTTCAAGTACGGCGCCAGATTGAAGTTTGCTCACCTTGAACACGAGAAGAATATATATGACTGGCAAGGCTCACAGATACCCTTTATTGGATTTGATGAGCTTACCCATTTCAGTAGGAAGATGTTCTTTTACTTATTGAGCCGTAATCGATCCACGTGCGGAGTGAAGCCGTATATGCGGGCTACTTGCAACCCCGACCCTGATAGTTGGGTTGCGGAGTTCATCGCATGGTACCTTGATCCTGAATCCGGGTTACCGATACCGGAACGCGATGGGGTAGTGAGGTATTTTGCTGTAGACGGTGAAACGCTTATTTGGGGGGATACGATAGAGGAAGTGATTGAAAGATCCTGGTACTTTCTTGCTCCAGCAATTGGCAATTCAGGCATAAGCCCAGTAGAGTTTGTAAAGAGTTTCACTTTTATATCAGGCTCGATATACGACAATAAGGAGCTATTAAAGGTGAACCCGGCGTACCTGGCCAACTTATTAGCCCAGGATGAGCAAACAAAGCTGCAGCTGTTTAATGGATCATGGAAGGTAGTTATCAGTGATAGTGAAATATACAGCTACCCTTGTTTTCAAGGGATGTTTGTAAATAAATATAGCACTCGAACCGGCGAAAGGTATATAACGGCCGATATAGCCCTGCAGGGAAGTGATAAGTTTATTGTCGGGGTATGGGACGGCTTCGAGTTAATAGATCTTTTAATAATGGCCAAGAGTGACGGTAAAGAAGTGATTGAAGGAATTGAACGAAAGGCTATTGAGCATAAAGTTCAGAACCACAATATAATTTATGATAACGACGGTGTGGGTGGGTGTGTAAGCGGATTTATGGTTGGTGCGGTGCCGTTTCATAATGGAGGCTCCCCAATTGACAAAGAGAACTATACAAACTTGAAAACACAGTGTTATTATAAGTCAGGAGAACGGGTAAACGCCGGTGGTTATACGATAAGCGAGTATGTTGCCAATATGATGTATGATTCGGAGATGACGGTAAGGCAGCGGTTTATGTATGAACGGAAGGCGATCAAGCGAGATAAAACGGATATGGATCGCAAGTTATCCATTATACCGAAACAGAAAATGAAAGCAATTTTAGGCGGCCAGTCCCCTGACTTGATGGATATGTTTATGATGAGGGAAAGGTCAGAACTCGGTTTCCAATTTATGCCAGTGGCAGTCTAATTATGAACAAAGTACAAAAATGGTTAGCAAGCAAGATATTAGGCATGAAGGCTTTACCGCCACAGGTAGAGACTTTACAACCTTATAATAGCAATGGCCAATTTGTACAGGTAGGCGGGCAAATAACATGGATAAGCGACCGCCTCAGCTCATACATAACAGACGGCTACCAGGCTAACGATATTGTTTACGCTGGTGTAATGCTGATCATGGACAAGATACGGATCGCGCCATGGGCATTATATAAAGTCGTTGACGAAGACTCTTTGAAACAATATAGGGCTATAATCAGCCAGAAAGATATTACTCCGGGTGATTTTACGCGGGCAATGATGCTGCGAAAAAAAGCGTTGGAGCCGTTTAAAACGTTTAACCGGTCGGTAGGCAAGTTGAATGATCTTCTACAATGGCCAAATGAGCGCACTACCTGGAACGATGCGGTAGCTGATGGCGCAGGTATGAAGATGATCACCGGCAATGAACTAATGTGGGCAAACATTCTTGATGCTGGGGCTAATAAAGGAATACCGGCCGAATTGTTCAATATGCCTGCACAGTATATGGCGCCACTAGCTATCACCAAATGGCCACAGCGTATTACCGGCTGGCAGATGAATACCGGGGAGATAAGACAGTTTACCAACGAGGAAGTGCTTCATGTTAAGTTCTGGAATCCTGACTATAACATATCAGGATCAGGATTGATGGGTATGAGCCCGTTGAAGCCTGGCAGCAAGACCATCACCCGGAACAACAGTACGAAGAAGGCTGGGGCAACCCAGTTAGAGAATAACGGAGCTGCAGGCATTGCGTATGTAGATGATCCAATCGTTCCCGCAAGTGGTAGAGAGTCACAGGCGGCGGCCGTTAAAAGAACCTGGGCAAACGAATATGCCGGTTCAGATAACTACGGGAAGGTAGCCTTCAGTGGTTATAAGATGGGTTATGTGAGCGTAGGGAACACCCTGAAAGAAATGGACCTTACGGGCATCGAGGCGGTTGACCTTCGCCGTATATTCAACCTGTGGGGCATTCCTTCACAGTTAGGCAATGATCCTGATAACAAAACATATAACAGTCTGAAAGAGGCAGAGAAAGCATTAACAACCCGTTGCGCACTTCCTCACCTCACGGCAAAGCGGGATCACCTTAACCGGAAGCTACAAACAGACTGGGGCTTCAAAGGGGTGAATGTATATGCTGATTTTGATATGAGTGTATACGCAGAACTGCAGGAAGATCAGAAAGGGAAATGGGATTGGGTTAGTAAGTTACCGGTTTCATCTAAGTACAAGCTCGAACTAATGAACCTGGATGTGCCAGATGATCCAAACCTTGAAGTTATTTTGGTGGATGGGAATCTTGTTCCGCTGTCGGATGTGGTGAATAATTTAAGTGATGAGGATATGCAGCGGATCAATGAGGATCTTAGCAAGGCAGGGCTTAACGATTATTTGAGGGCTGGGAAATGAATGAACAACCATCATTACATATTCAGATTGTAGATATGGCCTTTAAGGCGATAGAGGAGAATCAACTCCATATTACTATTGCAGGGGCCATCCCGATCTACACCCGTAAGAAGCCTAACCCAAAGAGTGGAAAGGCTGACTGCCGAATAACTGTAAGAGAAAAGGAACACTATCGAACCATTATGAAGATGAAGATGGAAGCGGCAGCAACCGAAGAAGCAAGACAAAAAGTAATCAATCACTATACAAACCTGTTCAATGGGTAACGAGATAAGATGTTGCAGTTGCGGGAAGAAGTTAGCAGAGGGTCAGATCAAAGACGGCAACATCAGCATAAGGTGTAGATGCGGCATATTAAACAAAGTGACAGCGGCACCAGAGAAGAAGGAGAAGCGCCAAGGGCCGGAGAAAGCGGAATATTCCAATTTCCCGACCGACTGGAACGCCAGGAACGGCAAGCGCATTAACGAAGATAATTGATAATTAGCCAGAGCGCCATAAGCGCCAGTGCAGGGTAACCAGAATATAGAACCCCGGTTAAAACATTAGAGGGTCGTAGCATTCAGAAATGGATGTTGCGGCCCTTTTTTATTTCCATACATGACCAGACAACAACGCATAAAGCAGAACGAGAGGCTAAGGAATAAGTACGAGAAAGCCTTTTATGCGCCACTGAAGAAAGTCATCAAACAACAACTAAGCTCTTTCACAGACGACCTGCAGAAGTACGGCATTGAAGCAGCAAGAGCGCAATTGGATGTGCAACTCTGGAATATTGAACTGGCACCGGTTATCAACAAGCTATATGTCGAGGCCGGGTTAGCAAAGGCAAACCAGATACTTGGCGAATTGCGCCGGTTGCCTAAGGTGAGTAAGAAAAGAACATCCTTCGGTTATAACGCAGAGTGGACAACGCAGATCATTCAATACTTCAGCGCTCATCTGTTCGATAAGGTTGTGCTTCCGATCAGCGAGACGACGAAAGAATACATACTGAAGATAATCAGTAAAGGCATTGATGAGGGGTGGAGTATTCAGCGGATGGTAGAAGAGATCGAGCGCGAAGACTACCTGAATGGCCGTGTAAGGCGAATACTGAGGACCGAAAGCAACAGGGCGATTAACTACGGAAACGAGTTGGCGGCTGACAAGTTCGAGTATAAGACGCAGAAACGGTGGGTTGCTGTTCACGATAACCGTACCAGGCATGCGCACTTGAATGCAGATAACCAAACCGTAAACCAGGCAGACACTTTTTCAGTGGGCGGCGAACAGTTGCAGTTTCCTGGCGATCCGAATGGCAGCCCTGAAAATACGATATCGTGTAGGTGCTTTTCTGAAGTGGTTGCTATGAGGGATAGCAAAGGCAGGCTGATACCAAAAGAAGCGCAACCGCAGGTGAGAGTGAGAGGGGCATTGAGATCAGAACTGCAATCAATACTGGCTGAATTAACAAACTAATTATAAAAACATGAAAGATGTTTTTTCATATAAAGACTTTGACATTGTATCAGAACGTCCGATACAGTTCAAAGACGTAGACGGTAAGAAAGGAATTGTTACCGGCTACTTCGCCCATTTTGATTCTGTCGACAGTGATGGCGATGTGATTAAAAAAGGGGCGTTCATAAAGACCATACAGGAGTATGGCCCCGCCGCCCGTAAGCCGCGGATCAAACACCTACTCAATCACGACTCATGGCAACCATTGGGGCGCCTCATTGAGCTGAAGGAAGATAACTATGGCCTTTACTACGAATCACAGTTAGGCACTCATGCATTGGGTACCGACTTCGTGAAGATGGTTGAGAGCGAATTGATAACTGAACACAGTATCGGTTATCGTACGCAGAAGTTCAACCAACTTAAGCCATGGAGTGAATGGAGGGAAGGTGAGGCTATGCGGGAGTTAACAGAAGTTAAACTCTGGGAAGGGAGCTCGCTCACTGCCTGGGGTGCCAACCCTAACACGCCGTTAACCGGTATGAAGGCACAATTCAAAGCCGAGAAGATGGGCAAGCGAATAGATCTTATGATCAAAGCCCTTCGTAACGGCGATTTCACTGACGAAACTTTCGATCAACTCGAAATAGAACTTAAACAATTACAGCAAGCATTTATTGACCTGTCGAAACCTGAGCCGGATGTAAAGGCCACTCAGGAAGAGCCGGTAACAAAGACCACTCAGAAAGAAGTAGTGCGGTCAAGGGCGTTCGCTGACTTAACCACATTACTCACGTAAAAATCAAAAAAGATGAAATTGTTTTTCATACTCATGTATCTGGACGCAGCCGCCGAAACAAAGAAGGGTGGTTTTACTCCGGAAGAAAAAGGCGAACTCAAAGAGGCGCTGAACGATGTGCAGACAGCACTGGAAACAAAACAAAAAGGCCTGGTTGAAACCGAATTAAAAAAGCACGCTGACACTATCAATGAATCATTGAAGAAGTTCAGCGACTGGCAAACGCAGAAGGATGAAACCGACAATGCCAACCAAAAAGCCCTTGATGAGGTGCTGATCAAGATCAAGGAAGTACAAACCTCAGCATCGGGAAACCGCGTTGAGGCTAAGTCTTTACAGGCTGCAATGATCGAGGCCCTTTCTGACGAAGAAAACCAAAAAGGCATTGCAAGCGTTCGTAAAGGCCAACGTTTCAAGATGGCCCTGAAAGGCCCTATCAATCTCTCACTGAAAGATCAGGATTACTACACTGATGCACCTCACCTGATGCAAAAAGGTGTTGAGCAAAAGACAGTAGGCAACATGACCGCCGCCGGCAACCTTACCGGTCAGGGTTTTGTGAACTATGCCGGTAACCAGGTTATCCTGCCTGCACAAAGAGTAAACGCCCGCGATCTGGTACCTACTGTTCGCAGCGAAACCGGTACATACGTAACATTCCGCGAAAGCGCTGGCGAGGGATCTATCAGCCGCCAAACTACCCACGGCGCCGCCAAAACGCAGATCGACTTTGACTTTGCCCGCGTGGAAACCGTTAGTGAATACATCGCCGGTTTCACCCGTTTCGGCAAACAGTTGATGCGTCAATTGCCATTCCTGCAGAATACGCTGCCCCGGTTGCTCACTCGTGAGTTCTACAAAGTAGAGAACCGTCGTTTCTGGGATATTATCGCCACTGCTTATGCTGCTGGTGGTCCTACTGCGACATCTACTGAAACCGTGGATATTCTCGAAATCATGGACACGGTTACCCAGTTGTGGGATGCAGACTATGAGGCTTCATATGGCCTTCTGCGTTACACTGCACTGAACCGTATCAACAAATGGTTACTGCAGAACGGCGCCTATGCTGGTGCTGGCGGCGTGATCAGTAGCGCTGATGGTGCTATCCGGGTGAATGGCACGCCGATCATTCCGGTAACATTCATCCCATCATACGATAAGTTCCTGACGTTCGACAGGGCTTATGTTGAAAGGATCGAGGTGGAAAGCCTGGCAATTGAGTTCTTCGAGCAGGACGACGATAATGTTCAGAAGAACCTTATCACTGCTCGTATCGAGTGTTACGAAGAGTTCAACGCTATGCAGCCGGCTTCGATCATCATCCGTGATCTTGGCAACTCATCTTCTTCTTAATTAATAAATCAGGGAGCGTCGGGCGACCGGCCTCCCTCTTTTTCTATGAGGTATAACGATGTTATAGAGGTTGAGGTGTTAATTGAACCGGAATCAGAGCCGGTTAATCTCGATGATGTAAAACAGCATTTAAACCTGCAGTTTGATACGGCCGGGTCTATTGAGTTCAATGATGATGATACAAAGCTGGAAAGTTTAATTACCCAGTGCAGGGAAGGATTGGAGCAATACACAGGATTGACACTTAGCCCTAAAACACTTAAGGCTATACTTCGTAATGATTGCGGTGGAATAGAGATACCATGCGGACCAATTACAGGCATTACCTCGGTAAATGACATTGATGGCAACACGCTTACTGAGAACACGCAATATGCCATAAGGGGCGAAAAATTCAAGTGGGTTGAAAGGCCGTGTAGTTGCTATCTGGCGATTGAATATACGGCCGGGTATGACCTAAATAATCTGGTAATCCCCGCCGGGCTTAAACGTGCGTTGCTGGAAGAAATAGCCTTCAGGTACACCAATGCAGGTGATCAACAGCAGCAATTTGCATCAGCAGATGTATCACTATGTACAAGTGCTTTGGAACTGGCTGCAAGATACAAACGTAAATCAATCATTGCCTAATGGTGTTTATCCCAACCATAGGACAGATGAGAATGGTGCTGAAGTTTGAGCAGGTGAGCAAATCATCTGATCAGACAGGTGGGCAAAACGAACAATACGATGAATGGTTTACCACTCGTGGCTACTTTGTAATGAAGCGTAATTACAGGCAATTTGAAACAGGTTACGATGCAAGTGTAAAGACGTTCGAGGCCTGGATATATTGGCGCAACGAGGTAGAGGCCAACTTAAGTAAAGATGTTAGGGTGGTGTATGAGGCGAGAAGTTTCGCAATCGACACATTCACCCTGGTAGGTGAGCAACGAAAAATGTACAAACTCGAATTAACGGAGGTAAGATAATGCCAACCGGTTTTTCATTCCAGGTTCAGGGGCTTGATAGATTAATAAAAGTCTTTGATCAACTGCCAAAGCAGGTGCAAAAGGAGTTATCGGCAGAGTTAGGGTTCACGGCAAAAGAGATCAGGGACGGGGCTAAAAGAGATGCCCCTACAGATGAATCAAGACTGAAAGGGTCAATCACAGTGACAGAGCCTAAAGACCTGACTTTCGAGGTTGTCGCTCAAACGTCATACGCTGGTTATCTGGAATTCGGAACAAAGACCAGAGCGGTTATACCGGCAGGACTTGAAAGTATTGCCGGTCAACTTAAAGGGCCGTCAGGCGGTCAGGGGAATCCGATAGACGCGTTGCAAGCATGGGTTAAAAGAAAAGGAATAGCTGGAACATTCAACGTGAAGTCACGTAGAAGAACCGGGAATAAGGCTACCAAAGAACAACAGGACCGGCAGGTAGCATTTCTTATCTGGCAAAAAATCCGGAAGTACGGTATTAAGCCGCGTCCATATTTCTTCAAGCAGATGGCACCTGCAGAAGACAGACTGAGAAGAAGATTAGCGGCCATCATCAAAGACTTAATATAATGATCGACACCGGGCAAGTAGTGAGAAAGGCTTTTTTCGATGCACTGAATAACCAGGTTGATAACCCGGAGAACTCAGCTGCAAAGGTGCCTATAGTGGATGAGAAGCTCGATCTGAATATTACTGAACACGATCTATACATGCTCATTGGCGGGCAGCAGGCTACTACGGTAAATACAAAACACTGCTGGGCAGATGAAGTAGACCTGAGTATTACGATTGTGAACCGCCGAAAGGCCACCAACTCGAAAACAACAATTGAAAATATAGCAACGCAGATGTTGCAGATCTTATTCCCTACCAGAACAACCGAAGGGATAACGATACCATTACCATTTCTTTTATCCTATGTAAAACGCATGAACGATCAGTATACGTTCGAAAAGGCCAATGATGGCTGGGAGATAAGTAAACAGATCATATTCAAAACACGAATTACTCAAACTTAAATAATAAGCAATGCCTCAGGAAATAAAGGGTACACTGGTAACAATGTGGCTCAGCGAAACCAATAGCAACTACAAGACTATTGTTTGCGAAGACAGTTCGCAGTCGTCCACCACATCGAACATAACTACCACAAAAACGAAGTGCGGCACATACACCGCTTCTGACACACCGGAGATCACCATTTCAGGTAGCGGCGTGGCCGGTGGTAACCTGGATGCAAACCAGGTGTCGTTCAAACAGCTGCAGGCATGGGCAGCAGCCGGCACATTGCTTTGGTTCATCCGTCGTAATGAGGCTAATGTTGCAGCAAGTATAATAGCTGGCGAGATTGTTTACCTCGATGGTCAGGGTTATATCACTGAGGCAACCGAAACATCAGCAGAGGGTGATGTTGTGAAATTCAACTGGTCATTTACTACCACCGGTACCGTTGACAATACTGCTGATTCTTAATAATTATTATGAGTGTAAAAAATTATATGACCCTCGAATTAGGGGGCAGTGTACGCGGCTTGAAATTCAACGTAGGTACCCTTAAATGCCTCAGGGATATTACCGGCATTGATCCGTTTGAGTACAATGCCGAAGGAACCGACTTTGCAACACTGCTACCTTATGCAACCAACATCACCTATGCGGCGCTATTGTCAACCTGTTTGAGTAAGAAAGTCGATGCTGACTTTACGGCTACTGATGTAGAGGCATGGGTTGATGAATTGACTGTAGGAGAATTGACCGACATAGTAAATCACTATAACGAAATATTCGTCTCTACGAAAGCCTCTGCCAACGGGGAGGTTGGCAAAGACACACAGCCCGGGCAAGTCGTTAACGTTTGATGAACTATGTGAGGAAGCCTTCGGAAGCGGATTGCATCCGTGGGAGTTCTATAGTTACGACTTGAAAGAATATATGCAGCGTCGTAAAGGGCTGGCTGAATATAACCAGTACAGATACCAGGAGCAAATAATAGCGGCCATGGCTCCCTACATGGGTAAAGGCGACCGGACCAAAGTTGTTAACGATGCTTTTAGAGTAAATGGTAAATCAGAATCACCCAAAGAGACTTACGAACGCATACAAAAAAGATATGCAGGATTAGCAATAGAGAATGTCCAACGAAATAAAAATAATAATCGGAGGTGATCCTTCAGGGTTCACAAAAGCGGCGAGGGAAGCCACGCAGGCTAATGACCGACTGCGAAATTCTTTCAAAGATGCCGCAGCTGCGGCCCCTGGGTTTGCTAATGCAACATCAAAGGTTGTTCCCGCTCTTGAGCAGATAAAACAAAAAAGTGGTGCCGCTGGCGCAGCAGTGTTAGACTTTTCCCGAATAGTACAGGATGCCCCTTTTGCTGCAAACAACTTTGGATCGATAGCTAATAATATAGATCCTGCAGTTCTGTCGTTTGGACGCTTAAGCCAAGAAGCAAAAAGGTTATCTGCCGAAACCGGTCAAAACATAACAACATTCTCTTTGCTAAAGCAATCTTTACTAGGGGGAGCGGGTATAGGTTTGGCAATTTCAACTGTCACCTCCCTGATAACTGCGGCTCAAATGAAGTATGGCTCATTGGGTGCAGCAATTGAGGCGTTAACAGGAAATTTATCAGCGGCCGCACTTGCACAAAGAGCCGTCAATAAAACATTTGCTGAAGCTGAAGGAAGCGTTGCCGGCGAAATAGCAACGATAAATTCTCTTATATCAATATCAAGAGACGAAACATTAAGCAAGTCCGCAAGAGGTGAGGCGATGAATAAACTCAACAAAGAGTATGACGCCTACCTTCCGAAACTTACAGAAGAAAATATAAGCACACAAGCCGTTACTCAGGCTGTCGATAAGCTGTCTGTTTCTTTGTTAAGACAAGCTAAAATAAAAGGTCTGCAAGATTTGATAAGTAAAGAGACGGCAAAGCAGGCAGAGCTATTATCGGGTTCATTAAGTGACAATGCAAGCGCATTCGACAACATTGCAGCGGCGGTAAAATCATTAGGGCCAGGAACTAACTTTTTTACCGAGAAGCAAATTGCTGGAGCAAAAGCGACGGCTAAAGGATATGAGGAGGCCGAGAAAAGAATTGAAACATTCAACAAAACACTTAATAAACTTCTTACGGAAGAAGCGGTAGCTGGTACTTTGTTCGATGAAACTAAAATAAAAAAGAAAGAGGAGGACTTCCTTAAGAAGCGCCTCGAAGCCTTACAAAAAATCCAATCAGCCACCAAAGACGCAACATCCCGGGTTGGGCTGCAGGAGCAAATATTTGAACTACAAACAAAGATCACTATTCGTGATGCCGGCAAGAACCAGTTGAGTAAACAGGAAGTTGATCAGGCCATACAGGGTTTTCAGCGGGATCTGCAAAAGGAGTTCGACAACCAGGCTATTGAGCTGGAGGCGATACCAAAGGTGAGGTTCTCTTTCCCTCAAAACAGAATAGATACTGATGAGATAATAAAGAAATCGTTCACTACTAAGATTGCACCAATTGAGTTTAAAGACGGTGTTGATCTTGTATTGAAGCCGGGCGTTGTATCTGTTGATGTAACAGATATGCAGGATAGGGTTGCGAAAGCTACAGGACTGGATAAGAAGATTACAATACCAGTGCAATATGATATTGAACTAAAATTGTTTGGGAAAGAATTTGCCGATAGCGCTAAAAGGGCAAGGGATCAGGCTAAAGGTATTCAAGAGGCGTTGTTTAATGGGATTGTTAATGGCGCTCAAGAAGGGCTTAATGTGTTAGGGGCTGCGTTCGCGGATATATTAAGCGGGGAAGGAATTTCAAATGTTCTAGCGAAAGCTGCACAAGGTTTATTAGGAATTATAGGTGGGATTCTTCAGGAAGTAGGTAAAGAGATTATAAAAACTTCCGCTTTGGTTGCAGCGCTGAAGAAGGCATTAAATGGACTGTTTGGCCCGGGCGGCGAGACGATCGGATTCGCTGTCGGTGCCGCCTTAATCGCCACGGGTGCCTTATTGAAGAATATTAAATTCAACGTTCCCAAACTCGCCGAGGGTGGTATTGCTACCCGTGCTACGCTTGGCATATTCGGTGAGGCCGGTCGTGAGGCTATTATCCCGCTTAATAAGCTGCCCGAAATGATGGGCAAGCTCAGTACCGATAATCAACAAACTATAGTATTAAACGGTAACCTGCGTGTTGCAGGTACCGATCTATCATTACTCCTTCAACGTGCGGACGGAACGAGATCTCGTCTTGGCTAATGGCATACGTAGAGACATATACTATCAACTTCAAGAACGAACAAAGCCAGGAGGTAGTTACAACTATTTACCGGAAAGACGGTGATGCTGTTACTGTGCAAAACTACATGGCTGTTGCCGTTGAGTTAAGTGATCGCAGTGAAGGACAAACTAAATATGACAGCACGATAATCGTAAGAGAATTGTTTTTGACCTTATGGACAGAAGATGGTGAGGATATAACCTGGGAGACATTTATAACCGCCGAGCATGACGAGTGGATGATCTCGGTAACGGTGGACGGTCAAAAGTATTTCGACGGGTTTATAACCCCTGATGAAGGCAATAGCCCATTTCAGGATAAACCATATGAGGTATCATTTAGGGCAACGAACGGCCTTGCACTACTGAAAGATGTTGATCTGGTTGATGTGGATGGCAACAACTTTACCGGCACTCACCGATTGATTGATTATATAGCCGGGGCGTTGAAGCAGACAGGACTGGGGTTAGATATTCGCGTTCATTGCAATTACTACAATACTGACTTTGCCCCCAGACGTCTTGACCATAGCCGTGATATGTTTAACCAAACGTATCTGGAATACAGGACGTTCTTAAAAAGCCCTACACAGTATGTCAGCTGCTACGACGCATTGAAAATAATACTTGATAAGTTTTGCCGCCTTGAATACTGGATGGGGTATTGGGTTATAAAGAACATTGCTGAATTGCAGTATTCGCCAGGTAATAATTATTATGGGGTATACAGTCAGTACGGTGTTTTTCAAAACTCAGACGAAGATACCTCTAACCATTATCAGATAGGCAAGTCCGTTGACCTATACCCGATCAACGAGGATCAGCAGATATATAGCAGGTTTGCGATTAAAACCGCAAGGACGGAGTATAATTATACGCCATGGCCTGAAATACCTAAAAATAATAAATTCAATCGTGGCGACGCTATACCGGGGGAAACTGGTGATGTATTTGAGAAAGACGATAATGGCGACGATACTGCTACACAGATTGGCACTTATCAAGACTATTCAATACCAGACTGGACTTTTGGAACCTTCAACGGTACTCCGACCCCGATAGCGCAATTGCCTGTACTTGGGGGTGGCGTTGATAATGCTGTCCGAAGAAGTACGAAAAACTCATTTGCGGTTGAGACTAATCGTGAAATTATAATTAGGAAAACAACAAGTAATACCCAAGTATTACAATCAGAAGGGCTGCCTGTTTATGTAGGCGACAAGGTGAGCATAACGTTTGACTTCAGGCTTTCATTCAACTTTGGCGCCCAACTAACTATTGCGACGGTGCACGTGTATATAAAGCCAACGGCTGGCGGGCACCCATATTGGTGGCGTGATGGCGCTGGCATAATCAATAAGTGGAGAAGAAACGGAGCCGCATCAGAAGCCCTGAATGTGGAATTTATTGACTCGTCCGACCCTACCAAAGTTTACAAATCAGTTTCCTTAACATCGCCTGGTATACCGGTCGATGGATATTTATACATCATGTTTACAAATGTGATGGATAATAACCTTCCCAATGAAGCATACTACAGAAATTTCGACTTCAGTTATATGCCATTCGTCGCTGGGGGATATATTCAGGTTAAGGGCGACTATTGGATACGCTCGCAGAATAAAGTATTCCCCGATGTGGCAGATGAAGAAGTAAAAATTTCAGATTCACCAAAGAAGATGTTACAGGGCGCCTTACTCGACTCAGATGGCAACCTTACAACCCCTCGCTGGTTCAGGTACGGCCAGTTTGGAAGCACGTTCCAGGAAAATCCACTATTCGAGAGCAGACACTTCAAAGAGTTGTTAAACATCGCAAGATACAACCATAGCTACAGGCGAATGTATGCGCTTGACGGGACCTTTAACGGCCTTAACTGTGCAGCTGAAAACGAACAGCTAAATAAGTTCCCAGTCCGGTTCGATAAGCGGTACCGGTTGGTTGACATGAACGACCCGAGGGAATTTGTGTTAGTTCCACCTTTAAAGATGGATCTGATTCGTGGATGGATCAACGCAAGCCTGGTAGAAGTGCGGCAAGTGTCAGCGGACGATACAGACGGGACACAGACCGGAGACAGCGAATCTTTTAATTACATATTCGACACCAATGGCTAATCCGATAAAAGCGAAGGATGTTATTATTCAATTTCTCAGCGGAGGCGGTTACGTAAACTATGCCTGCGCAGAGACATTGGAGACAACATTCACCATGGAGACAAAGCCAGTGAAGACCATTGGAGACGGCGTATGGAAAAGGCCAGCAGGGCAATCGCTGGGGCAAACCATAAATCTTAGCGGGGTTGTGCAACGTGCATCATCTACGCCCGATGCCTTTGATTTGCTTGACAACTTCAAAAGTATGACCGCTATAGACTTTAAGATCATATTCTTTGATGAGGCGGGTGTTGCGAAGATATTGAAAGGTATTGGGCTACCCACTGAGGTTAGTTTTTCAGCTGGTTCAGAAGGGTTTGCTACCGGCAGTATAACAATAGAAGTTATAGGCGATCCCGATTATGTGCCTGTAGTGCCACCTGAACCGCCGAATCCATTAGATCCTGATGATTGTGTTGCGGAGATTGAAACAGCACATTCAGATAGGGTTATGGTTGGGCCAACACTACGAAGATTTATTTATATCGACACGATGGTGTCAGGTAGCGCAGATATTGCCCGGTGGGATTATTCAATTGATGGGGGCGGGCTTCAGACGGCCTTTACCGACGGGAACATCCCAACATCATGGATTTTACCAATTGCTTACAACGTGGGTTCGCATAGCATAACTATCACGCCCGTGTGTGATAATGGATTTTCAGGTACACCATTCACATTTTCATTCTCATTCCCATAACTAAGTATATGAAAAGGATTATCGTAATAGCAGTAATGATCGCAGGGAGCATGTCGGCAAAGGCGCAATTCCCGACAACGGATAGTTTGCGCTCCTTCGTCAACAGGTACATACGTAACAGTGCGGTAGAGGCATTTCAGAATTTAAGACTTAACACGGCGCTGATCGGCATGACGAAGTACCTGGATAGCGCCTATGGCGGCCAGGTAGTTTCTTTCACTGCTGCCAATGATTCAACGGCCAGGCTCATAACCCTGGCAGGTGATACGATGGATGTAGTAATAAGAGGGACCGGGGGAGGAGGCACCGGTATATCCGATGGTGACAAAGGGGACTTAACGGTGAGCGTGGGGGGCACTGTCTGGACCATCGACAACAATGCCGTTACTACTGCGAAAATCGCTGATAATAATGTTACGAACGCTAAGATAACGGCATTCAAAACATACCCGGCGGAGGCCACGGACTGGGTAACTATATATGAAAAGACCGCATGGACGGCCGCTGATCTTGCGGAGTTCCAGCGAGGGTCAAACCATACCATAACCCTCAACGGTTCATACCCGCGTATTGCCAGCTCAACAATTGTATGGGGCGGCAATTCTATAACCCGGTTCTTGCCCAATTACCCTACGCTTGCAACGGCAGATAGCATCGTTGTTGAGTACCAGATCGTGAGTGCATTGGGCTCCAATATTGGTTTCGGCCCTTCAATGTATTCGAACAATGTGAATGGTGCTAACCACGGCTATACCACTTACCTGGCGTGTTTCACTTCTACCGGCACCCCTCACTTCGCAAAACAGGACGGAACAAACGATGTAACAGGATCTACATTCACCGTCTCGCAAGGCGATGTTATCCGGCAGTCCATCGGCTTCCGTGATACGATCGCTTTTGCCGGGTTTCAGAACCTTACAACAAGTTCATCAATTTCCAATATATCGCTTCCTTTCCCTGCAGGTGTGGCGCCCTTCCCGCCTAATACTGGCACCTGGGCGTTCCAAAACTTCAGCGGCACCTATGAGATCAGGCGGGTAAAGATAATGTCGCGCAAGGTCACCAGCCCTACGCTCATGGTTGACATGGATAGCAAGGGTGTGATTTACGCTGATCCATGGGCATTGAGGTTTCCCAGTTTGCTGAACGCTCGTTATCCTACTGTATTGAATTACTCAGGTGGCGGCGATCAGATCACTGACTTGCAGAATAAATTATGGGAGATAAAAAGAATTAACCCCGAGCAGATGTTGATCGGGGTTGGGTCTAATGATCTGCGCTATGGCAATTCGCTATCTACAACTCTCGACCGGTTAGATAATTTTGTTAGCACCATATCAAGCAGCAGCACCCGATGGGCGGTGACGGTAATACCTGAAGATAGTACGGGTGGTCCAACTGGTGGAGGCATTGGGCTGACCGCATTCAAACACGCTATTTCATTAAGATACCCTTCAAATTATATCGACCTGTGGACTTTTATGTCAACATCGAATGTATTGAAGGCCGCATATAACAGCGGCGATGGGGTGCACACCAATACTGCGGGGCACCGGGTGATCGACAGCCTTATTGCAGCATCAGGATTTTTCACAACGCAAAGTACACAACGGCGCACTCCTTACCCGATTGTTAACGGCGGCCTGACT